AGTCAATATTCTTTTGTAATTTATAATTCTACAAATCGTTGTAAGGTTTTTTGTTCTTTTTGCTGTTCTATTTTTGATAGTAGTAGACTCATCAACAATGACCATCATTTCTTTATAATTTTTTATGATTATTTTTTCTATTATTTTATAAGCTTTGGTTGTAGAAAAAGCCTCAACATTCATAAGATAAAAATTTAACTTAGAATCATTCCAATCAAAAATTTTATTTTTTTTATGTATTTTTACATCGTGTTCTACTGGGCAGTGTATATCTATTTCGTTAGCCCAGTTTCTATAAACAGAATTGGGTGCAATAACTAAAACTGCTGTGATTTTATTCTGTGTATATAAGTATGATGCATTATCTATTGCAACTTTGGTTTTACCAGTACCCATCTCCATAAAGTATGCAAAATCTTTTTTTTCTGCACCTTTGATGAGCGCTTGTCTTTGATGTTCGTAGGGTTTTGTTTTATATTCGTAAGCCATACCATTCTCCTTTTACATTCTTATATATAGACATACAAAAAAATGTTTGACAAGTCAAATAAAAACGATTACAACATAATACGGAAAGGAGGTCTTATGGATCTAGAAAAAGAAGCGATGAAGATTGAAGTGGATACAGAAGCTACATCTGATATCGCAACAACTTGCAATAGATTATTAGAACTTCGTGAACAGATAAAAGAGCAAAAAGAAAAACTTAAAAGCTTAGAAGAACAAGAAAGAAGAGTATCTGAACATGAAGTTCCTGATCTTATGCGAAAAGCTGGTGTGTCTGGTATTAAGTTGCCAGATGGATCATCGGTCGAAGTTAAAGTAAACTATGCAGCTAAGATACCTGTGTCAAAGAAAGATGAAGCGTATCAATGGTTGAGAGACAATAATTTTGACCACATTATAAAAAACGATGTTGTAGTTTCATTTGGAAGATATAAAGATAATGAAGCTGTATCATTGTTAGAAGACTTAAAAGGTAAGGGACATAATGTTATTGCCAAAACTAAAATAGAGCCACAAACTTTAAAATCTTTTGTTAAGGAAGAGATAAATAAGGGAAACAATGTGCCTATGGAACTTTTTGGTGTTTATGTTCATAATGAAACAAAAATAAAATAAAGGAGTAAACATGCAACAAGTGCAAAAAACTAAGAAGAATGAAGTAACAAATCCTATGAGTTCAATGGAGGAGTATGCTGGTCAAGGTAATGAAAACATAACAGCGTCTGATGTCAAATTACCAATTTTAAAAGTAGTTGGAACGATGAGTGATTTTATAAAACCTCAAAGTCCATCATATAATGAAAAACTTAAAGTAGGTGATATATATAATTCTGTTTCAGGATCTATATATGCAGGGGGTAAAGGTGTTTTAGCTGTGCCTTGTTATTACATCAACACTTACAATGAGTGGGAGGAACGTGGACAAGGACAAGGTAGACCTTATGCTATACACACGGACTCTTCTATTATGAAAAACACCGAAAGAGGTCAAGATAATAAAGATTGGGTCAGAGGTGTTGATAAACCAAGAAGGTATGTTGAAGACACAGGAAATCATTTTTGTTATTTACTTGATGACAATATGAAACCATTAGAACAGGTTTTGATAACTATGAAATCCACACAAAAAAAGAAGTCTAGGCTTTGGAATTCTATGATGCAAACTAGAAGGATGAAAAGAAAAGACGGAACTTTTTTTCAACCACCTGCTTTCGGAACAATCTATAGGCTTAAAACTATACCAGAATCAAATACCAAAGGCTCTTGGCACGGATGGTCTATAGATTTTGTAGACTTCATTCAAGAACAAGATACCTTTGATGTGTGTGCAGAGTTTTATAAACAAGCAAAAGATTCTGACATATTTTCTAAAGTAGATCACGAAGAGGAAAAAAGTGTTAACCCTAGTGAACCTGTAGCAAGAGAAAAGAAACAGTCTGAAGACGTTCCTTTCTAATGCACGAAGAACTTTTCGCACTATTTAGTGGCGATACCTCTCAATACATTAAGTCCTCTCTTACAGGAGAGGACGATGAGAGAGGAAAGAAGTCAGCTAAATATATCACGATGCACGAACCAGTGACCAGCGATTTATGGGAGCAACACTTACAGGGCACCTTGCGTTTAGGCCTAAGACCAGAAGTAGATGGTAAATGTAAGTGGGCTTGTATTGACGTAGATCCTGCTAACTACAAAGACTACTCAGAAAAAAAATATGTAGAAATTATTAGAAAGTACAAACTACCTTTTGTGCCTGTCAAATCAAAGTCTGGTGGGTTACACATATTTGTTTTTTTTAATGATTTTGTGTCAAGTAAAAAGGTTGTAGAAAAACTCGCAGAGATTAATCAAGAATATTTTTTAGCGCAAGAAATTTTTCCTTGTAACAAAGCTTTAAATATGCCTTACCATAATGTTAATGCATCTATGGAATTTGCTTTTGATGATAACAACACACCAGTTATGGCAGGTAAATTTATTGAGTTAGCTAAAGATAAAATGATAGAAGGTGAGGTTTTTTTAAATTTTAAATTAGAAGAATATGAAGCAGAATCACAATGGAATAAATACCCACCTTGCGTACAAAAACTTATACAAGAGGGTTGGTCTGGCAATAATAGAAATAACTTTTTATTTAATGTATTAGTTTTAGAGATGAAAAAAAATGCAGCCCTTACTGTGCAAAATTTAGAAGATATAGCACAAGATAGAAATAGACAAATATTTGTTACACCTTTACCTCAAAATGAAGTGTCATCATTAGCAAGGTCAGTTATGAAGGGTGGTTATACATTTCAATGTCCCCCTAAACATCCTGAGTATCAATCAATATGCAATAAGGATTTATGTAAATCAAGAGCTTTAGGTATTGGAGATGCTGTACCCGATATTATAGAAAACTTTAATAACATAAAATATATACAAGATACTAAAAATATATGGTATCAATTTAAATACAAAGACCAGGATATTACAATGACTCCAGAAGATATGAAAGATGAGAAGTCATTTAGGGTAAAATTATTAAAACATCGTGTCTACTGGCTTACACTTCCAAAACCAAGAAAAGGACCGAGTCCATTTGAATTGTTAATGAAAGGTATAGTAGAGAAAGCAGAAGAAAGTAAAGAGCATACTTATGAGGATACATTAGAAGAAGAGAGATATACAGTTTTAAAAGATTTTTTTGAGTCACACATAGAGCAAGATAAGTATGATAAATTAAAAGACGGATATGTAGTATTAGATTCTAAGTCAAATTTATGTCATTTTAAAAAATTAACATTAGATCGTTTTTTAAAGAAAAAAGCAAATGGAGTCTTTAATACTACAGCTGATGCATTGCGTATGCTAAACTGTAAAAGAAAAGATTATCACGAAGGTGAAAAAAATGTTTGGTATGTAGAGATGCCAGACTTTGTAAATCATCAAGCAATAAAGAAAAAAGTAAACGATAAACAAATGAGTGAGATGGATGAACGATACCACACAGACAAATTTAGAACTCCTGAAGCACAAGAGGATTTTTAAAAAAACAATAAAAATCTTTGGTCCTCCTGGTACAGGTAAAACACATACTCTAATAGAGAGAGTGTTAAAAGGTCATTTAAATAAAGGCATCAATCCTATAGACATTGCTTTTATATCTTTTACCAACAAAGCTGTTGATACAGCAAGAGAACGTGCTATTGAAGCATTTCCTAAATATAATGATGATGACTTTCAAAGATTTAAAACACTTCATAAGTATTGTAGAAGATACTTTGAGGAAGAGGTATTTGATCCTAAAGCTTGTATGTTGGATTATGCTTTACAAGCAAAGATATTAAAAAATAGTGATTCACGTCTTGCTGATGATAACTTCACATATAAAGATTGGTCACTTGGTATTTATGACAAAGCTAGAAATATGCTTGAAGATCCTGTGTTGATTTACAAAAAAGAGACTTATAAAAAAGATAGCTTAGATGTTTTTTTAAGAAAGATAGATACTTATGAACATTACAAGAAAGATAGTTTTATTGATTTTACAGATATGATTGAGAGAACAATAAATGAAGTAAACTTTCCTGAATTAGAAGTATTAATTTTAGATGAGGCGCAAGACTTTACACCATTACAATGGAGTGTAATTTATAAAATGTCTATGAATGTAAAAAGAATATATTTAGCTGGCGATGATGATCAAGGTATTTACAAATGGAATGGAGCTGATCCAGCATATTTTACTAAATACTTTCCCGGAAGAACAGTAATATTAAGAAAGACTAGAAGGTTTGGTGAGGCTATACATCATTTTAGTCAGATTATAAGAAGAGGCATATTAGATAGTGTAGAAAAAGAATATAAAGCTTTAGATAAAAAAGGTGTTGTTAAAAGATATCTTAGTTTTAGAGAAGTCCCTGTGGGTGATTTACCAGGAACGTGGTACATATTAGGCAGAGTAAATAATACTGTTAATGAGTTACGTATTGCTGCAAAAGATGCTGGCTTGTACTACGGAGATAATAGAGGTAATAAATCTTTTGATCAAAAACAATGGCAGGCAATCAAGAGCTGGACAAAGATATCAAAGGGTAAAAGAATATCTAAAAAAGAAGCTGAGAATATGTTTAAATATATAAGAGAACTAAAAGATTTATCTTACAGAAGAGATAAATTTTGGTTAAGTCTACCAGACTATCAAGAGTATAACTTTCAAGAATTAAAACAATGGTGTGGCTTAGATTTAGAAGATGATCAACACAATCAACCTTGGTGGGAAATACTACAAAGAAATTTCAAGCCAGAACAAGTTACATATTTTATTAGATTATTGAAACGATATGGACAAAAACAATTAAATACTGACCCACAAATTGTTATTGATACCATACATAGTGTTAAAGGTGGTGAAGCTGATAATGTACTAATATATAGTAAAGGTAATTATCCTTCATCTTTTTCTAATAAAAATACAGAAGAGAAATCTGATGAAAAAAGAGTATATTATACTGGTGTAACAAGAGCCAAAAGTTCTTTGCATATTTTGTCTAGTGATTACAAGTATAATTATCCAATAGGAGAAGATTATTTTGTTTATTTACAGGAGAAAAAATGACTTATAAAATTAATTTAACAATGGAATTTAAAACAAGACCAACAAAGGCAGATGTAGAACACAAATTATTTGATTTACTTAGAGATGGTTTTGTATTAAAAACAAAGGAGGAACATGAAAAAGAAAAACAACTTGTGGGAAAAGGGCAGCAAGCATTACCAAACGCTTGACATACAGCCGTCACAATTTATTAATAAAAACAAATTATTGTTTGCAGAAGGTAACGTAATAAAGTATATATGTCGTCATAAGGCAAAAGGAAAAGCAGAAGATATAAAAAAAGCTATACACTATTGTGAAATGATATTAGAACGTGATTATGAGTAAAAAACAAGGTAGAATCATAAGCAAGACTTCTTTACAGGCACTCAGCGGCCATTTAAAACGATTTTTATCTCAAACTCAAGCTGACAGGGGGTTTTATGCCTAGTATGCAGTTGAATTTTAGTTTTAAGAAGCATATTTGGTCAACACCGAATGAATATAAAGATTTAAGTGATGCTAAAGAAATAGCTATAGACCTGGAAACAAAAGATGATGGTATTAACAAGGGTCTTGGTGCTGGATGGGCTACAGGACAAGGTAAAATAATAGGTTTTGCTGTAGCTACTGAAGGTTGGGAAGGATATTACCCAATGGAACATTTTGGTGGTGGTAATTTAATTAAAGAACAAGTCTTAAAATATATGCAAGATGTTTGTGCATTACCTTGTAGAAAAATATTTCACAATGCA